GTATACAAGCTCTCCGGTTTTTGAAATATTCGCTCTTTTTGATATGTTGATTATTTCTATGGTTTTTTTACTATTTAATTGGTTTAAAGCCGCCAAAAGTGTCATATTTCCCTGATCCAGTGCGAAGGTCTGGGATGTCAAATTTTTGAGGATCTGAGTTGTCAGGTCCTCAAGGGTGATAATCCCGCCTTCATTCGTGGTCGGGTCAATAAAAATCAGTTCTTTTCCTTTTGGAATCTCTGTTACTTTGGTCAGTCCATTCGCGTTCTGACCGTCCTGTGGTAATGCCATATTTTTTCTCCTTTCTGGTGTCCGATTCGGACACCTTACGCATCTACATTTACGCACATGGCTTTGTTTCCAATCACGAGAAGCTTATCTCCTACTGTAAGAGCCATCTGCACATATCTGATAAACTGTCCGATTACAACTCCACCGAACATATAATCATCATTGTTTACTGTTACTGAATATCCATACTGAAGGAATGCTTCTCCCTGCTCTGTCCTCCTGCTCCAGGAGAACCATGCTGCCGGATATTCCTTCGTGACTTCTCTGCCGGCTTTGTACAATGCCGCTGATACAGTCGTTGTTCCGTCTCCATTATCCTGGCACTTGGTGTTGTACAGGAGCGTTCCATCGGTCACTCCCTGCAGGTCTGTTGTGGTCTTGGATAATTTCGTCTCAAAGCCTTCCATGCCACTCTTGATCTCAGTTACTTCCTGTGAAGTAGTCTGAATCGCTTCTTTTGCTTCCTGGGCTTTTTGGTCCACCGCCGCAATGTCCTGTGCAAGTCCTGCAGCATCTGATATGATTGATGCAGTCTGAGTGTCCAAGAGCTGCACTCCAGAAGAATCGTACAGGGAACACCGGATGATCTGCACATCCGGAGATGATGGTGTGTATACTGTCAACAGTTCAGCGGATGAGGAGCCATACTTGATCTCATAGGTCTTTCCGGAATCCTTTGATTCTTCGATTTGGAATTTTCCGGAATAGCTGCTCACGGATCCATTGTCATTCTTATAAGCTGAGAACGTTACATTTGCCGGTTTCAGTGTTTTGTCATCTTTTTGCTTCCGGATAATCTGGGTGCTAACCCGAAGATCATAACTCAGACCAATTTTGCCGTCTTTCGCCTTGCTCACTGAGAAACGCTTTGTAATCCAGGAACCCATGGACTTTACAATCATCGTCTTGCCACCGATCACAAGTCCCTTCCCACCAACCAACAGCACCTTTCCTTCCAAGCCATACAGTGCCGATATATCTACATATCCGCTATCCGTAGACATGGCAGTTACCTGGTACTTCCGCAACTGTGGATTCCATATGCCTGTAATCCCAGCTGATGCTACAGCCTTGATCTCATCGATATGATCAGATACGTCTGTATCGCCCAAGAACACTGAGAAGACTGTATAACAGGAACTGTAATCCCCACCGGTACCATCCGTGTAGGTGTGGACCACATGAGCATCATTATTTAGTGATGCTGACATTGCGTCCAACGTTGAGATTCCGGATAAGGTTTCCAGTGCTTTCTTGGCTGCGTCTGCCGCCGCAGATGCACTGTCTGATGCAGAGCTTGCCGTGGATTCAATCTCGGTGATGTTCTTGGTCATCTTGGTGTAAGCCTGGTTCAGGCTCTGTCCGGAATCATCCAGCCAGATACGGTTACTCTTGATGATCTGAGTACTATCATTGATTGCTGTGAACAGGCTGTCTATATCCAGCTTGGAAGCGGCAATGTTGGCTGTGTCAGAAACCATCTCATTCACAATAAGTCCATCAGCAATCGCTCCTGGCTTCACACCAGTGGAATCGATCAGAGTTCCTTTGCCAGTCTCATCAAAAAGTGCAAAGGTAAAATCCCCTTTGGCATCCCTGCCAGCCTGCATCCGGACTACTCCATTGGCATCTTTCCACTGCTGGGTTGCTCCAGATATCTGGATGCCTCCATCGTCTGACATGATCTTGAATTTGTTGGTGCTGATTGTACCAGCCAGAAGATCTCCAATGGTAACGGACTGCATAACTGCTGTTCTGATCAGAGCCGTATCGATCACTGCATTGTCGGAAGTAAGATGAATATTCTGCAGGTCACCGATGCCGGCATCTCCGGAAAGAAGGTTCCTTATGTTGGCATAATTGGAATCAAGGACTTCAATCTTGCCGTTCACTGCTGATAAATCTGTGGTTCGTAATTTGCCAATATCAGCTTCTGCTGCCGTAAGTCTTTTGGTGTAGGTCTCTTCAAATTCTGCAACATTTGCTTTAAGCGTTCCAAACTCACCTTCAACTGCAGTCAGTTTTCCGGAAACCTGTACATATTTCGTATTGAGTTCCTGTATGTACACAGAATTGACGATTCCATCTTCCAGATCAATAACCTGCCTGCTATAGATTCCATCAATCGTATCACCATCAATCTGGCCATTATCGTTCGTGATGTTGTCAACAGTATTTGCAGTATCTTCATATTTCTGTGCAAGTTCATCAAACGTCAGGACTTTATTCGCCAGTGTACAGCTGTTCTTTTCCGGTGCATCCGGATAGGTCTTCATCCTTACAATACGCTGTTCTTCTCTGGTGTCAGTGAAATCGTCGAGTAATGTCACCGTGTCGCCTATGCCATATTCGAGAATGCTGTATTTTTCAGAATGCTTTGCCAGGTCTATCACATTGGCCGAGTATGACGTATAAGGCTTGCTCATGTCTTTAAGCTTTGCCTCTGCATCCTCTTTTAATGATTCCGGAACTGTATATCTTTCGTCTTTCCAGATACACCTTTTGACTTTTGAGCTGTATTGATGGTTTTCCAAGTATGTCTTGCCATCATTCACCGTCTCAATCGTTAATCCGTCTTTGCCATATGGCTCTATCTCTGTATAAAAATCATATGAAGTTGACTGTACAGTAAGTTGTGTAAGATTCAGCTGGTTCGAAAAGTAACATCCTTTGTCTTCACCAACCGAAGTATATACATTAACTATCTGGTCCTTTGAATTGATCGTAATCTCACACCTGTATGTTTTAAGTGCCTGTTTCAATACGTCCAGTGCAGAAACGTTGGACATTGATAACGTTCTTTTCTTGCTTACTTTGCATATTCCAATTGTCCATCCGGTTCCCGCAAATGCAAGCTGCAGGGCATTTCTGATAGTCTGCTCTTCTGATCGGAACTCGCGAAAAGCTTTGCCCTCCAGTGATTCCAGATCCAACTGTGCCAGGATCTTGGCTATGCCTCCGGAATTCTTTTCAATCTCTTTTACAACATAACGGTCATCCTTAGTCTCAATATATCCTTCGTTTACTATTGCATTTCTTATATTTCTGTAAGGTGCAGAAAAAGAGAGTGTTCTGTCATCCAATTCCAGAGCACTCTCAATACATAAATCCGTATATTTTTTCAGTCCCTTTACCGGGACTTTGTTTTTATCCAATATTCTCAGCATACAGTACAAAATCCCTTCTGAGTCATTTGTTATTCAATAATCGGCATCAACAACACGATCTGATTTGGCGTGATATGCATCTTGGAAACTTCGTTCTTACTGAAATGTTCTACTTCAACATCATTTTCTGTCTCCATGAGTGTCTTTATATCCCGCCCATATTGTTTTGTATCAAGGATCTTCACTCTTCCATCACTGCTCGTGATAAGTTCACCGTTCTTATCTTTTTCTCCGTATTTTTTCAAAATGTCGTTCTCTACTTTGACAACCGGTTCTGCTGCCCGCATTAATTTGTAATTATTGTTTGCTATTTTAAAAGCAAGCTGCCAGTCATTAATTTCTTTATTTCCGGCAATAGTCAGCGCCTTCTGAATTTCTTTGATCGTTTCATTTTTTAATTTCATGTCGTTCTCCTATACATATCTTGGTTTATATTTCAGTGTAACTGCGCATTTGTCACTCGAACAGCTTATTGTATTTGTGCCTGGTTTCAGTACCGGGAATTCCCACATATCTGCATCGGCAAATTTATTCAATCCTTCCTGCAGTACTGTACAATCCTCACCATTAATGATAACCGTTTTTCCGGCTTTAAGATTCCTGATCGTAATCGTCTCCTTTTCTCCGGATATACGATTATAAGCTGCTCCAGTAATTTCCACGGATCCCAGATCTACTGATGGCGCGATTTCCACGATGCAAGGCGCCTCGTCATTTCCTTTTACGGTTATAGACTTTATTGTATTTGTCATATTTATTGATATCTCTTCGCCAAATTCATAGCCTATAAAATTCAGCGTCACCTCGTGACATTTACGTTTAATAGCCTCTTTCACTGTTATTTTATTCAGTACGCATTCAAAACGATTCGAATATCCGTCAAGTTCCAGTTCCAGCTTTTCATACATGATTGCCAGTAGATCACTTCGATTATGTATAACATCTTCCTTTCCTTTGCCATATACTGCAACAGCCACGGTTATTGTCTTAAATCCTTTTGTGCTCTTTTCCATAACAGGTGTTTCAAGTGCTGCTGGCCACTCACTTTGTGGCTCAGCTTCTCTATGTTCTATTTCATATCTCAACTGTTTTGCTGAAAATATACTTATATCGATACCATTGACTTTCATCTCATCCTCCTTGTTCTCAAAGCAGTATTATTGGATATTTTCTCTCCAAGTGCATCCACTGCCTGATTCTGATCAACATAAGCCATATATTTCTTTTCTGCAATTATCTGCAGATATGGCAGATATTCCATTAAAGCATCCATAGTTTTTTCCGGAACTGCAGTATTCCTGGTTTGTGTCTGTCTTTGGAGATTATCTGGATAGCTCATGCTTTCACGAATGGTTCCATTGATATCCTCCATTTTATTTTCGTATCCTATTCCAAAACCCTCTGCAGTATAGGACCCAATCTTTTCAAATACCTTTGATGGACTGTGTATATCCAGCCGGCTTCTTGCCTCATTAACAGCCGATGCACACATATTCGCTACTGCATTTATTACGCTGGACCTTCCTGCTGTGATTCCATTTGCCAGACCATATGCCATATTTAACCCCATATTGTATATTGCATTGGTATCAACTGACTTTGTCATGGATCTTGTTGCATTTGTTCCAACCGCCGCTGCAATCGTCTTTACGCGTGGGTTTCCCCGCTGTAATGCATTATAAATCGCTTTAACAGTATCATTTCCAAGTTCCACCGCCATATTAACTGCCGTACTTTTAGAATCTTTTATTCCAAGTGTCAACCCGGATACAATATATCTGCCTGACTGCCTCGTCTTTTTAGATGGTGAAGCTACTCCAGATGCTTTATTTATACTGTCAATCGTCTTGATTCCAAGATCTTTGCCCTCTTCTGTCGCCTGTTTCTGAGCCTCCTGCATTCCCTCAACCAAACCTTGCACGGTATATTTACCACTCTCGTTGGCTTGCATGTTCATAGACTGTCCGAGTTCCTGCCATGCATTTTCTCCTCCTGCTGCCAATTCTCCTACAGCCTGTGTCAGGTCCTGCCCCCACTGCTCGCTCATTGATTTAATATCTACGCTTTGTTTCCATAAATCATTTGCCTTCGCCAACTCGTCCGTGGTCATAGAATTGAATGCCTGCACATATGTTGAGCCTTCAGGTCCCATGTCGGCCAGCTTCTGCAGTAATCCCTCGTCGACACCTTTTTCAGCAAGTTCAGTCAGGTTCTGTTCCCAATTCCTTACACCATCAATCTGGCTCTGCATATTTGATAATAAAGTGTCTTTGGATATTTCTGTACCGGCATTAAACTCTTCAAACATATTCATCTGAGAGTCAAGGCTATTCTGCACACTTTCCTGCATTGTCAGAACTGCATTCGTTACATCCGTAGCCAGTGTCTGTTGTGCCTGCGAAAGACTGTTGAATGCCTCAAGCTGTTGTCCTGCAGTTTCTATACTCAAACTGGCTGCCGCCTGTTGCTGTTCCACAGCCTCCGTATTGGTATTAACTGCATCTGTATTGACATTGGTCGCATCAGTGTTATTTTCTGCAGCCACAGTGTTACTCTCAATATACTCTGTGTACGTATTGATTTCTTCCTGTGCATCATTAACAGAATCATTTAGTTTTTTCTGTGCTTCTTCCTGCTCTCCTTTTTTCTCAGTGAGAATCTGCTCGTCTTCTGCCATTTTCATACAGGCATCTGATACAGTCATCAATACACCGTTATATTCAATCTGGGCTTCTGATGTATCATAAATCTTGGCCAGAAGTTCATCTGCTGTCTCAGTTCCCGCATATTCTGCATCATTGAGTTTTCTCTGGGCTTCTTCTCTTTCCTTTTGCTTATCAAGTACAGCCTGTTCAGCTTCTTCTCTTTTTTTCTGGATCTCATTCAGTGCATCTGCTGTCTTCTGGAGCTGCTGTTCTGATTTTGTCTGTTCAATTTCAGCATCAACAAGTTTTTCTGTTGTCTCTTTGACTGCTTTCTGAACAGCCTCAATCTTAGCCATCTCAAGAGAATTTTGTATATAGTTCTTCATTTCTTCGGAACCCATACTAAGTTTTCCGGTTACAGAGTCAATCTCTAGTCCCATGTCCGGAAACATTGTATTCAATTCTCCAACTACTGTTTTCATTCTATTTTGCTCAGCAGTTGTTAATTTGATTTTGCTTGTCAGTGCATCCAGTTCATCAACCAACTTATATGCTGTAGCTTCACTGGCAGCATTTCCTGATACTGCATCTTTGATACCATCGGTAGCCTTATTCAGAGCTTTCGCTGCTTTGCCTGCGCTTTCATTGACATTATCCGCTGCATCTGCCAATTCATGCGTGGAATCTTTTGCTATCTCAGTATTTTTTGAGAAAACAACCAGTGCAGTTGTAAGGGCAACAATTCCCCCTACAACGAGCGTGGCCGGATTTGCCAGCATTGCAAGATTGAAGCCGCTCTGGGCAACAGTTGCACCTTCCGTTGCTACAGTCATTACTGTCTGAGCAGTCGTTAATGTCTCAATTGCTTTTCCTGCTTCTGATGCAGTCTTTAGTGTTTTTACCGCACTATATACCTTTAGGATCTGTGGTCCGGCGATTCCTGCCGCAGCTCCTACTGCGCCAACAACTGCTGTAACTTCTTTTACTGATTCTGGTAGTTCCCGAAACTCCTTCGAAATCTTTTTTACTGTATCAGTAGCAGAATCAATCGCTGGTGCTAACACTTCAAAAAACTCTCCTACTAATTCTGAACCTGCAGTCTTCAGATTATTTGCTGCTACAGTTGCTTTATCCCATGGATCCAATGTAGTTTCAAATGTATCCTCTACTACATTTTTGTAGTTATCCATAGAATCTGACAAATCATCCAGGCTGATCCTGCCCTCTCTGATTCCGTCAGCCATGACCTGAGCGCCTTTGCTTCCAAAAGTATCCTGCGCCAATGCAAGAGCTTCTGTGCTAGTCTTCGCTTTTTTAATCCTGTCAATTGTCTTTTCAAGTCCCTGCCTTGCACTCAGCCCTTCTTTTGCATAATTATTTGTAGCTGTTTTCAGTCCTTTTAATGCAACTCCAGCATCAACACCATTTGTCTCAAATATTGCAAGTAAATTGGCTGATTCTTCCACGCTAAGGTCTAACTCTTTAAACAATGCCGCATTAGAATCCAGCTGTGACATCAGCTCAGTCACGCTTTTTCCGGTTTCCTGTCCTCTCTGTGTCAATAATCCAAGAAATCCGCTGGTCTGTTCTGTAGTGATTCCAAACTGTTCCATAATTCTGTCAGATACATCGATAGATTCATTAAGATCCGTATCATTGATTTCAGCAAATTTCATGAACTGTTTTGATGTGTCCTCCAGAACTTTTCCGGTTTGTCCAAAACGTGTATTTACTTCTCCGATTGCTGTTCCGACATCCTGCATATCTGCAGGCATGTCCCCGAAAACATTATTTGCACTTTCCTGAAGACTATCTAATGCTTTTCCTGTTGCACCGGTCTTGGTGACAATGGTGTCATAGCCTTCATCCAATTCCTTCGCCGCATCATATGCACTGGAAGCCAGATCACGCATCTTTCCGGAAATATTGTCTGCAATCTCGCCAATCTTTTCCGTGACAAAAATCTTATTGACTGAAGTATTCAGATTATCGGTTGCTTCTGCTGCCACATTGACTTGTTTTCCGAATGCATCGATTGATGTTGCGCACCCATCAGCGGACTTTTCAGCTTCCTGCATATACACACTGTTCTCATTCAATGCTCTTGTTGCAGTGATTGTCTGTGCTTCAGCATTATTCAGACTCTTCTTCCAGTCCTGTACACGGCTTTCTGCTTTCTGATAACTAACTTCGCCCTTCTCCACAGTGGTAGATAACTCTGATACAACCTTCTGCTGTTCGGCCATAGCCTCCTTCGTTGTATCCTGTGATTCTTCCATTTTCTTTAATGTTTCCTGGGCTTTTGACAGTTTGGTTTTATACTGTTCCAGTTCAGAGCCTACCCGGTTATAATCTTCCTGTGCATGTTCCAGACCTTTTCTTACAGCTTCTTCTTTTTTTGCCTGTTCATCTAAAGTACGCTGTAAAACATCATGCTTTTTTCTTAACGCTTCAAGTGTATTCGCACTTCCTGTCGTCTGAGCACTGACCAGTTTCATTTCTGATTTCATTGTTGCCAGTGATTTATTGCACGATGTTACCGCTGTCTTAAATTCTCTCTCTCCATCCAGCGCAATAATTGCACCTATTTTTCTCTGCTTTGCCATGCTCAGTCTCCTATTTTAGCAATAAAAAATCTGCTTACCATCACACAGTAAGCAGATCTTATTTTTTTATAATCCACGGATCATTTAACAGATTTGCAACAAACCTCGCTCCCATGATCCATATCACAGCTTTCCAAAAAAGATATTCTATAGAAAATAGCAGGACTGCTGCTATTGCAAATGATAATATAAGCAATGCCGGTTGCATATCAAAACCTCCAAGGCATGCAACAAATACAAATAAAGCAAGTACAATCGTACTTCCCGCATGATATTTCATCCATCGTATTGCTTTTTGCTTTCCATTCATAAAGAGTCACCCTTTTTATTATACGAAACTTTTCTTGTTGCTTATATTATACTCCTTGTAGTCTTACAAGTCCATAAGTGAAACTTCCTTTTTCTCTTCAAAAAGACACCTTTTGGTCTTGAAATTATAGAAATTACGATATTCAGCAAACATATCACACCATTTTCCAAAATACATTTTTGATATTTCATTTTCTGTATAGCCTATTTCATGGCCAATGAGAATAACCCACGCAAAATTTATGGTGTTTTCTCCTTCGTCTCCTTCTGCGTGGGGTTCTGGTTTTTTCTTTTAAAGCATCTCATAAACTCTTCGTGTAACAAATCACTTAGTTCTCCAATACTGATATCCACCATCCGGATCAGATCTTTTTCAGAGTACTTTGTTTCCTGTGCGCTGCATTCAATTCCTTCTTTTATAAATTCCCACAGTCCATAATGTACGGTCTTAATATCTGGCAGTGTCGATTTTCCAATACTCTTGCCATTTTCATTTGTTTTTGCACTTCCATCCTCATTATAGATCGGTTCAAAGCCAATCAACTTATTTTCAAATTCTGAGATATCTCCATAATCTTCCTGAATCTTTTCGAGAACTAACATGTCACATCTGATCGGCAGTTTCACTCCGGACAGTTCAATATAGGCTAAATCTATTCCAAGCATATTCGTTCCTTTCCAGGGCTGGCATTCCTACCAGCCCTCTGTATTTTCTTTTCAGACAGTTTCCTGCGGATTAGTTACACCAAAGAATTTATAAATATAGTCAAGTGCTTCTTTCTCTGTATCAAACTGCTTGACCTTTTTCCATGTACCATCATCTTCCTTTAATGCGCGGCCTGAAATTGATGGAGTCTTATACTCAATAGAATCTCCTTTTGTAGAATATTCCTCAGATGGTTCGCTGTATTTTACCTTTACAAGAACATTCGCTGTAAAGAAACGTACCCCATCAATCTTTTCAACGGTTACCCATCCTGTACCCACATAGCTGCTTTCATCATTTGCATTCATTGTTACTTCTTTGCCTTCAGTACTCACTGTATGTCCAAACATTTTTTCATGTGCTTCAATAGGAAGCGTACTCGTTCCAAGGGTAACATCTGCATAGTTAAATTCCTTGTCATATTCAGCCTGACCATCATCTGCATTTAAACTTCCTTCAGCGTAGTTAGGCGTTACATTTAAGGAAATCGCTTTACCTAATACAAATGGTGTGCTGTACTTTCCAGCTCCTGTTCTCTGTGCTATGATCGGTTTTCTTAATCCAATATATGCCATAATTCATCTCTCCTTTATTCTTCAATGCTACATTCAAAAATCATATGTCTGATAGTATTCTCATCTTCTGTCTGTATGATAACTTCCGGAAATGTGAAGCCAGCATCAAACAAAGCTTTGCGGATTTTTTTCTTCCAGCTTATATAAGATTCATTTGCTGGCATAAAAAAATGTATCTGCATACTGTTTACTACTGTTTCCGGTTGGTCATCAGCAAAATCAGTTCCATAATCATCAGCAAAATTATATGTCACAAAACGTTTAGCTCCACCTGTATACAGATCTGGTACACATGGAACTCCAAATGGTCTTATTGCCGCAACGATTTTTTCAGAAGTCTCCAAGTTTCTTCATCTCTCTTTCAAATACTTCCTGCATTTTTTCTGCCACAGCTTCCTCACTTTCTCTCACTGCCGGACTGATTACAGGTGTTGCTGTTTGTTTTGATGTTCCATATTCCAGATAACATGCTTTTTCCATATTGCTGACACCTTTATTGTCTTTTCCTGTTGGCCGAACAGAAATGCTGTACCCTTCTTTCGTCTGCTTCGCTTTCGAAGCTTTCATTGATTCAGCAAGGGCTCCTGTAGCCTTATGTGCTGCAGTCCTTTTTTTTACATTCTCTTCCAGGATGGGAACGACTTCTTCCAACATAGTTGGTGCAATCCGGTCAGTATCCAGTGTATTCAGGGCCGACATAAGGTCATCAATCCCCTGCATATTAAAATCTGCCATTCTCTCTCTTCTCCACCGTGAGTAATATCATACGGGATTTTTCCGGTTTAAACGTCTGTTTGATGTCATATATCTGACTGGTCGATTCATCGATTAGAAATGGGGCATTATTATATACACAAGCTGCGATTTCCACAATCATACTGGCATTGTATCCAACCTGCTGAGCTAAAATCTTATCCTGCCTGGTTGCATCCTTGAAACTTGCCCTGATACCAGTCATATATCCCCATTCTTCGTTCTCAAAACCTTCTGAATCTTCATTCGCAGTACGTTTTATCGGTAACGAAATGCTTTTGTTCCACATTATTCGTCCTCCATAGTCAACCGAAATACCTTCTGTCTGTAAAGCTTTAAATATATTTCTGTATCTGATCGGTCATCTCCCAGATATGCTTTTACATATAGTGTCACAGCTGTTGTTACCTGCGGATCTGTTCCATTCAGATCCAGTAATCTTTCCGGTACTCCTGATGCTTTCATATCTGCCAGGCAGTCATTTATGTATACTTGGATATCTATATCATAAGTATCTATATCTTCTGGTATTCCACATCGACTTTTTATTATTTCCAGCATTTGATCACCTTTTCCAAAGCATGCCGGAAATTTCCCCGGCATGCTATATTTTTATTATTCAGTAGCTTCCGTAATGGTCAGGACTCCATTTACAAAAGCAGCATCATCTTTAGTCTTGCAGTCTTCTCTTTCGATTGCGCGGAAAAGTGTCAGATCTTCTTCAAATGCATTCAGCTCTCCGGCAACGGCAATATTGGATGTAATAAGTGTCAACCGTTTTCTGTCAAAAAATTTGATGCCTTCTTTGAGATCTCCAATGATTACAGGAATCTTTGTAGTACCTTTTGTAGTTGTATCCGATGGCATATCGTCATTCGGAATCACTTTTACCGGTACAGTTGTTGCGCCGGCGCAAAGCACCATTTTCATAGGATCTGCTGGTGAAGGCTGCAATAAATACTCTCCCCTATCATTTTTCAGTGTATCAAGCCACTGTAATCCATCATCATTAGTCACAATGCATGACGTCTGCTTAAATGCCTGTCCAAGAGTTACATTTAATGCTTCTTTAATATCATCAAGCGATTTGATTGTCGTTTTAGCCTTCTGATCAATCACACCAAGAATAATCTTATTTCTTGTAACACGTGATTCATCTCCAATCCAGGTTACAAGTGTGTCTGTAATATTGGCGTCTGAGTCTTCCAGAAGCTCATTTGTAACCGGAAAATATCCTGCATACTTAGCAATTTCATAACTCATACGTTCAAACTGAGGTGTAGAACCAGCCGAAAGCTTCCCGCCTTCACCAATCTTTGTAAATCCAGTCTGCTGAGTTCTCTTCTTGAAAGTCCTTGACCCTTTATTTGTTGTAACATTTTCTACATCAACCAGATCGATCAGAGATGTTTTAGCAGTTCTACGCTCATTAATTCTCGTCTGGATATCTTCTGGAACTGTATAGCCGCCATCTGCTGCAGTACCTTCGTTCATAGAATTTCTGAATCCTTTTCTGGCAGCATCAGCAAACTCTTTCACTGAATCTTTTTTCTGATTAAGATTCACGCCTTTGTTTGTGTTATTTTCAAGATTCGTCACTGCTGTATCATCAATGTCTTTCAGAATGTCAAATTCATCCTGCAGTTTTTTGAGTTCATTCTTAGCTGCTTTCGCTTCCTCGATCTTCCCCTGATCAACCAGACTTCTTACTTCGACTTTCTTATTATTGATCTTATCCAGTAACTCTAATAATTTTTTGTTCATTTTTTTACTCTCCTTTTGAATAAAATAAAGGATTCAGACTCCATACATGTCTAAATCCTCAATTAACTCTCTCGCTTCTTTTTTCTTGTTTTCTACATTTCTTTTTTCTTCGATTGCCTGCTGCCTCAATTCATCAGTCAGCCACATACCATTATAACTGTTTGTATACTGCTGATTATGCTGTTCTGACATAATCTCATCCACAAATCCATAATCAAGGCACTGGTTTGCAGTAAGCCATGTTTCTCTGTCCATGAGCTTAAGTATCTCATCTAAAGAACGTCCAGATTTTTCTGTATAAGCAGCTGCCAAAGCTGAATTCATCTGCTTCAGAATCTCTGCATTTTTCTGCATATCATGATAATCACCAGAAGCTCCTGACATAGATACATTATGTATCATGATCATTGCCACAGGACTCATCTGGCACTTTCCAGCCATTGCTATGACACCAGCCGCACTTCCGGCCATACTCTGAATTTTGATCACGACATTTTTCTTCTGTTTAAGGGCACTATATATTTCCTGACCGGCCATAACAGATCCACCACCAGAATTCACAAGTACTTCGATTTCCTCATCTACTGCAGCGCTGTTTAAAATATCCGTCACATCGCGAGGACATGTCGCATCCATTTCAAACCAGTCGTAAATCCATTTATCATCATTGCTGATAATGTCTCCTTTGATATTAATCGTCAGCATTTCCTTCACCTCCTTTAGTATACTGGGTTCCAACTTGTGTTATCGGGATATAATTTCCATTGACCATCAATACATCTCCACCCTCAGCTGCAGGCATATCTAGATATTCTCTTGCTTCGTTTGGCATGTATATTCCATTATTTACAGCTTTTGAAAGATTTTCCATCTGAGTCTTGCTGTCAGTTCTTAAGATTGACCGTTCATTAAATTTATAAAATTTTTGATCAGCAATCTCATCCGGCATCAAAACTTTTCCGTTAATCTCTTCTTCATACATTTTGATTCTGTATGACATGGTTTCTACCAAAAAAGCCAGCTGCTGCGTTTCGCTATTTGAGTAACTGGACTTTTCATAGTTGTTAATTTGATTCGGCTTGATTCCAAAAGCACCGGCAATCTGCAAGGCACTGTATTTCCTCAATTCAAAAAACTGAGCATCTGCAAGGCTTACATTTAATGGTGTCAGCGTCAATCCAATCGGCACCGGCACAATCTTTCCTGCATTCTGAGGTCCTGACAAACCATCAGCAAACTTTTTCTGTAATTTTTTTACTTTCTCATCGTTTAGATCTCCGGTGTATTGCATGGCCATTCTTGCTGTAAGCCCGTTTTCGTACAATTGATTCATATATCTCTGGCTGGCATTTGCTCCATCGACCGTATGAGACAATATACTTCTCACGGACTCTCCCATGAATCCATCCAGGCTATACCAGGTTTTAAAATGCATCACTTCACTATCCTTAAACAGATACTGTTTTCCTGTTCTTGGATCACTATATCGATAATAAAGTTTTCCTTCTCCGCCCCAGATACCAACATCATCCATGATTGGAGTTACATAGTTACTCTGCATTGGCCACATATCCATAATCTGATATTGACCACCATATCTAGCCGGCAGGAACTTTCCTCTTATCCAAATGTATCCATTTCCATAGTGCTGACAATTCTGTTCAACTGTGGTCCACATAGTCGTTGGTGTCATATATGGATTTGGACGTACACTCATGAGTATCCCGGCAGTTGTAGGATCAGCACGGATCCGTCCTCTTTCTGTCTGTCGATAATATTTAAGTGGCATTTTCCCCAATGTTTCCGCAAGTAATTTCAGACACGTATAATATGTTACTTCTGATACTGCTTTATAATTTGTCGTAGATATTCCAAGCCACTCTAAAAGTTCTTTATCATCCAGTTCTACAGTTTGTCCTTTTAATGCCTGTATTGCATTTTTTATCCTTTTCGCAATATTCATTACCAGTCACTCTCCAAAAATTCATCTATTCCCTTCAATACAGAAGGGTAAAACTCATGATACATAGCGAGTTTGTATGCACACAAAACAGCATCAACGGGATCGATTCGCTTTGTTGTGGCATCTTTATCAATCTTGATCAATCCATTATTTTTTCTGATAACCGCATTGCTCATTGCAAAATTCAGAAGCGGATTACGCGTATACAAGATATTTCTTGAATATACCTGTTCTCTGAATCCCTGTGTAGATTCATTCAGTGATTTATGACTTTGATATACTTCTTCTACAACGTATCCCTGATCAGACAAATCCATCATCAATTTGCTTGCATTCGCCGGATCAAAACATAGTGTATGTATCTTCCATTCATTTTCTCTACATACCTTCAAAACATATTTCATTACAGCATCCTGATTAACAATCGGTGTCTCCGTGACCGTCAGGAATCCCTGTCTCTCCCATGCATCATAGTCTACTTTATCTTTTGCCTTCCTTTCACAAAGTTTTTCTCTGTTCGGTATAAACGAATGCGAATATACAATATATTTCACAATTGGTTCATCATTCTCATCCCGTTCCTCGCTTTTAAAAGGAATAATAAATGATACTGAAGTTAAGTCTATCTTTGCTGACATATCGAATCCGACATACACATCCATCCCTTTTGTATTGATTGGAATATCACAAACTTCACAGGCATTCCATTTTGCCATGTCCATGTAGCCGTTTTCTTTTGCCTGAACCCAGATATTGAGCATTTTTGTTAAAAATGCTGTCATCTTCTCAGGAATACTTTTCGCAACCTTCCAAGCATCCCTAATCTTTTCGCGACCATTTTCGTAACTCATCCTTATCGGATTTGCTTTTTCCCATAATCTCTCATCTTCCAGATTTTCAAGATTCTCTTTATAATCCTCCGGATCAACTTCACAAATATCAACCAGATATTTATCATTATCAATATCTATATCCGGATTAAGTATCTTTGAACAATATGTATACTCCTGTGTGTAGCAGGGATAGGTCAGATCCATTCCGGCTGTCGTAATGATCATCAGTAACGGCTCTTTTGTATTAGAGCCAAGTCCTAGATCATAGAATTCAGTTGTTTTATGCTGATGATATTCGTCCAAGATCAACCCGGCCGGATTAGTACCATCACCATTCTGTCCGTCTTCCTTCGACAGAGCTTTGATAAAACTGCCTGTTTTTCTATGAAAGACTGCATCACGTGTGAGCTTGAATTTAGTCTTTAACGGTGAATTATTCAGCATTAATTTTGCTTCATTCAATATGATTTTTGACTGATCGCGCTTAGTACCTGCTGTATAATATTCGTAATTTTCCTGATTTCGAGTAGACCAGACAGATATTTCATATAAAGCTACTCCTGCTTCCATTTGTGACTTTGCATTTTTTCTTCCAACCTCTATAAACGATTGTCGGAATCTTTTATATCCAGTTGCTCTTTCTCTCCAACCATACAATTGGCACAAATTGAATTTCTGCCATACCGTTAAGACAATCGGCTGTCCCGCAAGATCTCCTTTTGAATGTCTGAGCAGGCTGAACCATTCAACAATTCCATTTGCTTCTTCTTCATTCCAAATGTAAGGCCACGGCTCCTTCAAGCTTAAAGCTGCCTCTTCTTTTTTGCAGTCCTCTAAAAATCTCCTGCAGGCCCACTCATGTTTCTTTCCGGATATTATTACGCCGCTAAGGCACTGCCTGGCATATTCCTGTAATTCCTCTTTAATCGTCATATATTACCAAACTTCTTTGTAATATCTTCTTGTGTTTTATCTGTCTTTATAGCTGCTGCCTTCAGCCTTGCATCTATAGTTAAGCCACATAATGAAGCAAATCTTCTCATTTCCTCAGCATATCCTTTCTGGATATCTACCATAGGATTCTTTACCACAATCACTCCATTACGTGTCTCGCGATCTATGTAAAATGTCTGATCTCTTAAAATATTTGTAGCTTTTACATAATTTGCGAAAGCATTACAGTAGCCGCCCAGGTTATTTCTATCCAGATTTCCAATAAGATTTATTTTTTTCAGTTCTTTTACGATTCTTTTCCATTCTTTCACCGCCACTTCATCGATTAGCCAATCCGGAGGTCTGCTGAGCTGACTCGATCCGGTTTTTACTTTTTTTTCTTCATTTTTTCTGCGTTCCATGCTTATCACAGTGAGGTTTCCTCTCTGCATTTCCAATGGTTTTCTCGGTCTTCCCACTCTCATCCCTCCTTTCTGCCAACTTTTTTTAAGTATTTAGAAATTTGTGTAAAGAAAGGGGGCAGTGCGGTCTGGAGCGACTGCTCCAAACTTTTACACTCCCCCCTGTCTTACTAATTTACGGTATTCAGTCAGCATTTCCTGTAATTCTATCTGCATTTTCTCTTTATCTGCTTTATATAGTTGCTCTATTTTGCTATGTGTATCATGATTCAAGCTCATAAGATTATCTGGATCATTTCTTTTATTCCAGTCATCCCTTAATGGAATTATATGATGAACCGTATCAGCTCGTATCATCACACCTTCTGTCATATACATATAAACATCTATGTATTGATCCAACTCCAATACATTCTCTCTGCTTCGTTGCCATTCTACACTATCGTAAAATTTCTTACTCTTATTATCCCTGCTGTATCTGTCATACTCTCTGTGTCTTTCTTTCTGACATGGACATCTGCTGCCGGACTGGATTCTTTTCCCGCACCGACTGCATCGTTTATATATAGGCATAAGTTCACCTCTCAAATACAGTCCTGCCAGCACCATAACGACAGCCGGTTGCCGCCATGCCGAAAGGAGGTGCGCAAACACTCACACGCAGTGAATCCTCTGCCTAAAGCATGTAAGTGCTGGTGCTGTGCACGCTGTACGAAAATTGGCATAACAAAAGCAGCCCCGAAGGACTGCCCTGTGTGAAGTTATTTTTTTTCTAATAACTATATTATTTAGTTTGGCGTTGACCGTCTATGCTCTCTGACTTTCACGCCATCACTTCGTGTATATGATTTTACAACCACAATCTTTTTATTCTGAGTTCCTCTAACACTTGTTTTTGTTTTTGCCATGTCTTCTACCTCGTCTTTCATTTAAAGTAGAAGCGTCCAACTGGTAAATTCGCCTCAGTGATTACTTTCAATTATTGATTATTTAATTACTGATTCTTCTTTTTATCCGGCTCAGATCCAGGACCTACCCAGAATCTAAAAGCTTTCTTACCGTGATCTTTGGCGTAAATTTTCTCGCCATCTTTCTCGGTAATCCATGCTCTAAAAATCCACATGGATTTTCCCTCCTTTCGCAATTCACTCTTGCCAAAAGGTAAATCCAGTGGTACAATTCAATTGTCTAGAAGGAATTGTAACCAGTTGAACACTGTGTTTACCATTTTCGCAAGAGCCAAGCATCTCCTGGTGCTTGGTTTTTTGTATGTATAAAACCTTACGGTTTAACACATCATCTGTGATATTCATTATATTGAATTGTTGCTGCTTGTCTGGACATTCCGCATTTTTCCATAATCTCTTCAATACTCATATCTTTAACAAGATCATAGGGAGCCATCAACTCTCCAGCAAATGTATTTGCCTGCCACTCCGGTTGGCGATATCTCGGGATATCACCTCGCGCATATGACATAAATTCCGGTTGATGTAAAATATAATGTCCCAACTCATGACACAACGTAAAACGATCGCGCGGTCTTCCCTTTACGGCTCCTTCATATACATCGCTTCGTATACGCATGACATTTTTCTCAGTATTAGTGGTTCCATATGTATCCTGCATTTCTCCTGGATCCACAATTTCAAAATCCATTCCATTTTCAGGGTTAGCCAGAATCCACTCTATACACTGCATAATTGGAAAATATTCCATTTCCTCACAGCCGATTGCCTTTCTAAATTCCCTTACTAATTTTCGAATTTTGAATCTTGATAGTGCTTCAGCAGCAACATTCATTCATCATCACCCTCCTCGTTTTCCAAAAACTTTTTCAATTTGTTTCTGTCAAAAGAATTGAATTTTCTTGCAAAGGAAAGCATCATCATTCTGTCATTATCATTCCACTTGCTAATATCAATGCTATCGTAATTTTGAGCTTCATACATGCATTGATCCAATTCTTTAATCTTATCTGAGTCTAACTCATATTCTCTGATGAGAATTTCCCTCCACTCTTTTGGTGGTTTTTTCTTGCCATTTTCAACTTTTGATAAAAAAGCAGATGAAACTTCTAATTTGGTCGCCATATCGTACAAAAGTTCACCCTTATCTATCCGAAGTTTTCGGCAGAACTTTCCGAAATTGTTTATCATAGCGTTTCACCCAATCCTTTCTAATTTGCCTCTCTAGGAGCTCCCCCTTGCAAATACATATTAACCCAATTTGGTTAATTTGTCAACTCATTTTCAGAAAATTATTTTACATTTTTAATCATATCATAAAATCATTTACATTTCCATTAAAATAATAAAAAGACACCCAACCACAAAAGTCAGATATCTTTCCAAGAATAAAATTATAAGGAGCCAATCGGAACACCAGGACTCGAACCTGGGACACACTGGATATAAGCCAGCTGCTCTACCACTGAGCTATGTTCCGGGATGTCCTGATCTGAGCACCACCAGAGACCAGGACGGGGGATTCATCATATCTTATATGCGGAAGATACGTATGAGAAAAGAAAACTGAACGTCTTGGCTATTTCCAATTCGTTCATGGTATACTATAACATCTTTGAAGCGGACATATCGGACAAAACGGACAAACTTTAATTTTTTTCAAAAAATCTTTTAAATTCTTTTCTTACACTTTCCTCTGTAGTCTTCCGTCCCATCCGATCTGCTACCTGCTGCCAGGTCATTTCCTCGAAGATCTTGTATTTAATAATCCGCTGCATCCGGAATGGGATTGATATCATCCAGACTTCTACCTGAAGCTTCAGTTCTTCTGCTTTCTCTTTTTTCTTTTTCAGGATTTCTTTCTTGGCTCTGATCTTTCTGTCATCTTCATATGAGTACGTTGTTCCCTGTACTTTGAAGTGCTGTGGATTATAAGGGAATTCCGGATTACTGCCAGATACTGTCTCATTTGCCGTGATACTCTTTCTTTCCTCCAGCTTGTGGATTTCTGCCTCAGTCTCTTTGATCACCTCACATGCATCTATGTACTCTTCCAGAATTCTCTTGTCCATGATGTCAGCCTCCCCGTTTCCATTTCTTCTTGGTTTTTCTGTCTCTGATCTCTGTTATCTCCAGTCCCATCCTGTATGCCATTGCCCGAAGGATACAGTAATCTCTGTATATCTGTTCTGGCATATGTCCTTCACCTCTAATAGCTTCACCAGCTGTTGGATCCGGATATCCTTCATGATTTCTGTATGCCATAGCTATTCGCCTTCATCCTTTATGCATATATCCCAATATTCACAGGTCAGACAGCAATGTCTGCACTGTTTCTTTCTAGCTCTGAATATCCAATGTATTAATCTCTTCATTATTCCGTCTCCTTATAGCACTCCGGAAGTGGCATCCAGGCAATTGGTTTCCAGGATTCGCTTAATTTGCTTGAGGTTAATTCTGAACAGAATTCCTTTTCGTTTGTATAGAAAAGCTGTTTTCCCTCTTTCATATAATTCGTGAAAGCCTTGCAGACACCTCTTTGTCCAAATTTATTCTCAACTGTAAGTAACACTGGATAACCACAACAATTCGGCATATCACTGATCGGAATCCAGTTACTTTTATTTGGTTCTGCATCTTTGACATCTAATATCTCTATCATCTTTTCCTCTTTCTTTTTACATATTTCGAACATTCTGCTTCCGGCTGTCCCATATTCCGGCTATGGCCGGTTTTACCGTAATAATCGCATTTGTATACTTTTGCAAGCTCTTTCCGTGTTCCATAGATACATGTCCGACATTTCTTTGTATCAAATACTTTCTGCGGTTCTTTTTCTTTTCGGTATTTACCTAAGCCGTACTTCCTGATCCAGTTTGTTACCGTTTCCGAGCATGTTCCAAAATATTCTGCAATCTGTTTTGATGTGCATCCGTTCTGCAGCATCTTGATCACAACTTGTTCATCATAGGTGCTTTGCTTTGTTTTGGTCTTCAGACCGTATTCCTTCATTTTCTTGAATACAGTTCCTTGTGAGACTCCCAGCTCTACAGCAATCTGTGTCTGTGAGTATCTTTTATCTATGTAATTTTGCAATGTTTCTTTTGCTATTTCCACTTTATCCATATTGATGCCCTCTCAGGAAATTACGCATCATGGATTCTCTCCAGTCGGATTTATGATCACTGCAATGATCATCGTCTTCAACTAAGATTCCCTTCCGATCGCAGAATCCATTATCATTATCGATGCAGGTTTTACATGTTTTATCTTCCGTCATCTCTTAGTTCCTTTCTTAAGTGCGCACATCGTGCACATTGGAATTACTCCTGATTTTGCAATGCTTTTAAGCAATGGTGACTCCCAGCATTCTGTGCCACATTCAGGACATGTTGTTAGTCTCCATCCATCGTGCCCCTCCGGCACGTTTTTCTTTAATGGCATACAGGCATATCCGCCCTTGTCATTCTTCTTTCTTGGCCATATTTTTATATTCATGTTTTTACTCCTCATAAATAGCTCTTACCGAATGTCTCAATAAACTGCTGCCGGCTGTGTGTCTTCTCGTACTCCTGCTGCCCGATCCTGTGCATCAGCCGCATGGTATCAGGGCATCTATGTACTGCCAGAGATTCCATGGTGTGATGATCCAGGCATAACCAGACTTTTAAGCCATTCTCTTCAGAGTGGATCCGGTTTGGACCTCCGAATATATGATGTTCGTCTAAGAGCAGATGTTTCTTATAGTTTCCGTCCAGGAGCATGCATAAGTAACATGTCCCATTCTTTTCATGGATAATACTCTTGGGATGTTTCATTTTTTTCTTTCGTTTCTTCTGTGTTTTCGGAAACATCAATCCTTCCTGATTCATGCTTCACTCCTTTCCGGAGAGAGGATTATACAGTTCCTCTCTCCTGTGTGTGATATATATGGATTTTAGTAGCACCCGTTATTTACGTGTCCGATTCGGACACCTTGATTCCTCTGCTGCAGCCTTCGCCTTCTCTTAAATTCCCATCTAACCCTGCGCCGAGCCGGCACCATTCAAATTCACCATCATTGCAATGTGCTCTATACTGGCATTCTTTGCAGAGGACAATGTTCCGGTGTTTTGTCATTATCTTGTACAGTTCAGAATCCTCAAAATCGTTGATCTTGTTGTACTGATTCAGGATATTACAGATATGGCTTCCTATATCGCATTCTTCTGCACAGTAGTCTTCCAGTTTTTCCGCATCTGTGATTTCTTTCGGTTTCTGGCATATATGATCGCAGATGTACTCCGCCATGTTTTCAACAATATTGTCCATTTCTGTTCTTTTCATCAGTCATTCCACCTTATCTTAATTTCGAATCCTAATCTTTCTTGTATAGCCTGCCGGTAGTCATCCCATGTTGCAAGATCATCTACCAGATACTGAGCTCCCTCGGACATCTTATCCATAAACTGCTGACATCTTTTTTTGCCGAAGCCCCATAAATCACAGAGACAAGCTACCGAAAGGATTGAATATGTATCTAATGTCATCTCTTTAATCTTATTGCTGGCTGCATTTAGTTCCTGTCTGGTGACATTCAAGCTGATACCGGTTCTCTGTCGGAATTTGATTTCTTTCTCCAATTCTTCAATGCCTTTATCTTTTACGAGGCGGAGGGCAAATTCCATGCCCTCTGTACGTCCCTGCATATATGAATCCATTTTACTCATTTCTGTACCTCCTTCAGAAACTCCACAAGCTCTGTCTCGCTGTTTGGATGTCTGTTATATTTTGAATGGTATGTCCACTTCGGAATACCGTTTTTTCTATCCGGTTCCGGGCCGCCCACAAGATGCATGTAAGAAGTTTCTATATGCGTCCACCAGCTATCTTTCACTTCTTCCGGATCATATTCCTCTGCAATCAGGCGTGCACCATTCTCAAAATCATACTTGTAGTACCGCACTCCAATGTGTTCGTCTGTATACCAGAGCCCCCATGCTTTGTAATTTCTCAGCCATTCCTTGCGCTGATCGTTGTTCCTCATGATCGGAAGAGGTGACTGTTCTGATTCTTCCGGTTCTTCCCGGCAATCTTCTACAAGATTTTTAATGATTCTCAATCCTCCAACAATCAGCTGCTGTTTCAGGATTGTCATATATGGCAATCCTGGCTCTTTTTCTTCGATTTCAAGGAACTCTTTAAGTTTTCTTTCTTCATCGTACAGATATCCGATAATTTCTACGTCTGTAGGTATCGGGATGTCTTTTAAATCTTCCGGCCACGCATCGGGAATTTTATCTGTATTTCTCAGATGTTTTACCATCTCGGTAAGGTCACCGGAATGGTCTTCCTGCTGCTTTTCGTCCGGTGTTTCTGCTGCCGGTTGGCAGCGTTCTTCTAACCACCCGCACCGACTGTTGCAATCATCCGGGCACTGAGTACAGCATTTATATGTCATGTTGCAATAGGCTGCAGCTCCGCAGATTCCGGATTGAGATTTTCCCGTAATACATTTTGCTGGTCCATCTGTTTTTTCTTCCGGTTCGTCCACTGCTACCATCTTGACCGCTTTCTGTTTTTTTCCGTACTTCTCAATCAGCTTCTTGGAGAATTCTGTCCAGCCTATTGACTCTTCCTGGTCAGTGCCAGCATTAAAAAGGATCCCTCCCTTGGTGCCCTGGTAGTTCAGTTGTCCGTTTCGGACGCGTACTGTTCCATACAAGGCACTGAGCATGTAGGTTGTCATGTTCAGGTCTGATTTCTTTACGTAGGTTTCTATGTTCTTCCGGAGAGATTCGTAAAACCGGTCAATCTGAACATCTACCGGAACAGGAGTGTTAATCTCTTCCGGCTTATGAGGATGCAGTGCCTGATCTATAGTCATCTGTCCGGGAATATCTCTTTCCTGTTCCTGTTGTGCTTTCAGGAGCTTTGCCGCGTTCAGTGTAACCTGCCCGGCTTCTGACAGGATCTTACAAGCTTCGTTCTGATATTTATCATTCAAACCGGCAAGTTCCGCTGCCGTGGATACGTTCAGCTTATTCTGTTTGAATGCATCCATAAGTTCTCCGGAAAGGTTAGAACTGATGCTGTGGTACCTTCCAATCTGAGTGGACGAGACTCCGATCAGATCGGATACGATTTCTCTGGTCTTTCCTTCAAGATCTGTCTTTTCGCGAAGTTCCTTGACCAGTTCTTCCATCTGTAGGGATTCCGTCATCTTCTCCCAGTCAGTTTTCTCGCGGTAGGTGTTGGACTGGATGATCACCATCTTCCGGACAATCTCATCTGTCTCGGTTTCTGTGCTCAATTCAATCTTTGGTTTATATACGCAAGGGATTCTTTTAAATCGTTCAAGACCTTCCTTAATCAGCTCCAGGCAGCACTTTCTTCTCCGGTGTCCAGCCAGGAGGTAATCTTTTCCGTCTCTTTCTTCAATCAGGAGTGGCTGAAGGATTCCCAGTGCTCTGATCGACTGTTTTAGTTTCTCTGTGTCTTCCGTTGAATAAAAATTATCCTTAGAAGGGATCAAGTCTTCCGGATTGCGATAGACCGTCTTCTGTTCCGGAAGGTCTATTTCCTGTGCAGAACGCTCAGAGAGCATTCCTTTGAGATCAAATTTCGCCATCCTGTACACCTCCGATCATATTCAAGTACTCCGTAACCAGTGCTTCATAGTCTTCTGCTGCCGCTGATCGGGAGCTGTGAAGAGCCACCGGCATACGCATGAATGTGCTCCTTGCCACTACACCAGAAAAGCGGATTGTTGTATCCATAGCCGGATACTGCTCTCTGATGATCTCTGCTCCCTGAATGTGTGCCTGGTTCCCTTTCTGGTACTTGCTCACAAAGCAGCGGACGTTCTGCAGGTCCGGATTCAGTTCTTCCTTCACTTCCTGGATCTGGTCCAGGAGCTCGTTCATGCCTTCCAGGGTGTTATCGTCTACTTCTACAGGAATGAGGACGTCATTCGCGGCTGTCAGTGCATTTATCACAGAGATATTGATATCCGGAGCATTATCTACGACGCAAAAATCGTACTGATCAGCTACCTGCTGCAATGCTTTTTTCAGTCGGTTCTGCTGTGGGCGTACACGATCCATGGTCACTTCCATGTTCGCAGTCAGAAGGCCAAGATTTGCGGTGATGATGTCCAGCCCCTCATAGTCAGTTTTATGGATCAGATGGCTCATGTCCGGATGGCGATCCGTCATGATCCGATCAATACCGTCTCCATCTGAAGTGCGGCGGTTTAATCCACGGGAGCAGTCTCCCTGCTTGTCGTTATCCACCAGTAAAACCTTATATCCACGTGTGGTAAGGATATAGGCAATGTTAATGCTAGATGTGGTCTTGGCCACGCCGCCTTTCAGATTAATGATTGCTATTGTTCTCATACATAGTTCCCCTTTTTTCTTTATTTTTTAAGAATATATTCCATGTCTCTTTCTTGATGCTCTGTCAGCGCGGAGCATCCATTCCGGCTTTCCTTCTTCCGGTTCGCTGTCATACAGTATTTCGCCTCCTTCATCTCTGTAATATCTGTATCTCACTCCATTACGGGCAATCATCCCTAGAAACTCCATTGTCATTGGATTCTGCTCTGGTCGCAGACTCCAGGCCTTGCCCCATAATTCTTCCACATTCATTCTTCTTCATCATCTCCTGTAACCACGTGGAATAACTGTGTTTCTCAGATCTCGCGGTCATTTTGTGTGCTTCCGGAAAATCATGGATCAGGCGATAGACCTGCTCCCATTCAGCAGCATTCTTGATCAGTTCACCTTTTGAATCTCGCCAGCCTTCTCCTGCCATCTCTTCCAGTTTCAGAAGTCTGCTCGCTACATAGCTATCCTGTGTATGTACACAGATTTCTGAGGAAACATTCATCCTGGAAAGAGCCTCGATAAGTGCCATAAGGACAGACTGGTGGTATGTCCCCTTCGAGATTCCGAAGTTTTCCTTTGTCTTTTCCTCGTTTCCGACCATAGCAGAGAGGACATATCCACATTTTCTTTCTCGTTTTCCCTGGAATGTACTGTCAGTTTCCAGGTAGATATCTACTTTCCACATGTTTTATTCCCTCTTCTTAATCTTGATCAGCGTGTAATGGCGGTAAGCATAATGAGTTATCGGATTTATACCGACTTCGATGCTTTCCGGATCCACGTAGTATCCTTTCGGTGCTTTTGGCATCCTTGGTGTTCCATCACGGTCAACCAAACTTCTTCTTTTAATCTCGTCAACTTCAGGATCCTTACGGATAAGGTTTCTGGATGGATGATATCGTTTAACCTCGTCTGGTTCCCATTCTTCCAGAGGCTTCGTGAGGTATTCTGCAAGCTGCTTATATCCACCCTCGCTGTAAGTAGTACGGAAATTAACATGTCCGTGTCCCCATTGTTGCTCCCAAAGATCTGTGATTATCAGATCTGTAGCTGTTTTTTCGTTGGATTCGCGGTTGATCAGGATGTGGATGTGTCGGCCGCCTCTGGATCCGATTGCAAGACGGTATATGTACTTTAAGGTCCATCCCTGTTTTTTGTATTTTTCTCGCATCTTTCTGACCAGTTTTCCGGCATGGTTCTTCATTTCTTCCCACGTCGGTCTGTAATCTTTTGGATATGTAAGAGTGATCCAGTAGTCCCTCTCACGGAAATTCCACTTGATCAACCTCCTGACATCCCTTTCCCGTTTCCACTGATTATGTTTTTTTATCTCTTCCGGAGTGGCTTTCCTCTTCTTCTCTCTGGTCTGTCCTCTGGCTCCATACTTCCCAGTGTGTTTTTCTTCAATCTCTACTGTGTCACCACAGTCCCATCTCTGCCTTATGTATCCGCATAGTACCTTGTATCTCATAAGCACCTCTGTCGTAACTCTAATACGCTTAATCGAGCTCCCAAGAGGTACTTGATACCTCTGTAGCTCTCAAAAAAGGTCAAAAATATAGCAGGTGGTCCCTGCCTGCATCTTGACTTTTAGGCGCTGTATGATATACTAAATATAGTTGTTATTTCATACAGCACCATTTAGTTACCGAACCTTTACAGTTGCCGCTGTGGGGTTCTTTTTCTTTGTCTTCTTATCCTCCATCCACAGGATTATTCCAAATGCAATTCCCGTGATCGTAAAAGCACTGGTCAGAAGCTCTATTCCGGAATCCCATTGCCATACCGGAAGGATTGCCACAACAATCCCTATAATCAGGGAAATGTTAAGTTCTCTCGCCATCATTCTCACCTCCCTCTATTGTATAGGATTCTCCATAATCATCTTTCCGGAGGTCTGCAAGCTCTATAGCTCCCTCTCTGGTTCCGTAACAACTTCCGACTGTTCCGTCAGAAAATCTAATGATCCATATCTGTCTCATTCTGTACCTCCTTGTGGTTCTGCCGGCTTTTGGCTTTCAATGAACTTCTCCAAATCGCTTCCCCGAACCTTTCTGCTTCCATTTCCTTTTCCAAGAATCAGATATGGAAGCTGTCCTTTGTTCATCATCTCATATACTGTAGCAACATTTACAAGTAAAATCTGTGCTGTCTGTTTTGCTGTGTATAATGGTTTGTATGCTTCAACCACGTTTCTCACCTCTCTTTCCTTTTTGGTCGATAAATGTCGAACTCCTTTTCTTGCTGTTTCACCTGATATCGGTTATGCTTTAAGCAAATATGAAAGGAGCAATCGCCTATGTTAGAAATTTTAATTAATGACGAATCTCTTGAAGTTCAAGCTAAGCCTGAACATTTGAGTCTTTACCAGCTGTATCTTTTGCTTTTATCTCAGCAATCCGATGATTCTACTAAATAAGTTGACATTCCTCACGTTCACTCCTATCCTGTAAGTACAGGGCACTGCCATGCCTGAATATTTACCAAGGAGGTTTCTATGAAAAACGATCAAAAAAATAACCCTTTCTTAAATCCAGAACTACAAAACTTGCAAAATTCTTTAAATCAAATTAAGCGTGCTTATTCTGGATATTCCCAAATTATTCTTCCCCCTGACTCATTGTCTTCTCGTATGCATCAGCTGCAGGAAGAAATAGTAAAACCCTATAGACAAATTTTTCAGTTATACACGCCCACCATGGTTGCGTCGTTGACCGAATCATTCTCCAAAATGTCTGAAATTATGACTGCTACTATTCGGGAAAATATAACTACTGGTGTATATAACAATTTAAATGAGTCTTTAAAGCAATCACTGTCTCTTCTGGAACTTCAAAAACAATTTTTGAGTCTACCTCCTGAATTACATTTCCATTCAGATTTATCCAATTACTCGGAAGATCTCGGTGGATTACCAGAAGACGATTTTGTAATTGTTGACGACACTACTGTTAAAACTTATGAGCTACCTGATTCTGTGTATATTCCTATTGGCAACAACAGAATAAAAATGCCAACTTCCTTTTTACTGGCTCTTATTGACCTGATTATCAGCACAATTCTTACAATTTCCATTGCAATTGCTCAGTCCAATTCATCACGAACAGAACAAATTAATCAAATGCAAATTGAAGAATCTCAGCTTGAACTGCAACGTGCTCAAAATGAAATGTTACAACAGCTACTTCACAATATAGATACGTCATCTTCCAGTGAAGCCGAAACTATCAAAGAATTGAAAAAAACTGTCGAAGAGCTGAATAAACAGTGTTCACCAACTCAAGACACATGCTCACCTGTTGAAGCAGATAATGATAATTCTGAATCGACCGAAGACACTGATATCCAAGAATAATGGTAACCATAATCGTTGATATCTGCGTAAACATTAAGCTGATTTTTAACCTGTTTATCTGCTTACGCAGGTTTTCGATTTCTTCTTTTGAATCATTCATCTCAACTCGCCTCCTTCTGGTCTGACAGCAAATATTCCATGGATACTCCAAGATAATCTGCTACTTTCTGTACTTTCCAAACACTTGGTTCACATTCATTCCATTTACAAATGCTTGAATTGGAAAAGCCGAGTTCTCGCTCTACCTGTTTAATAGAAATGTTCTTCTTTTCACAGATAGTTCGGATGTTATCATAAATCACCTTCATTCCTCCTTTCATAGATGAAAATATTCAACATTTATATTGACTTTCCGATGAAAATATTCTATTATATCTGTAACCAAACAAATCAAAATTGAAATCATTCATCATTCAAGGCTTTTGTTGAATTTATTCATCTGTTGATTATGATTATATGAATATATTCATCATTTGTCAAGCCTTTTGTTGAATTTTTTCAGAAAGGACTGATATGAATCTATTCAACAGAGTAATCTCTCTTTGTGATAAAAAAGGGATTAACCAATCCGATTTGGAAAAAGAACTTGGATTCGGAAAAGGCACTATTTCAAAATGGAAATCGAATCCTAATCCAAGCGCAGAAAAGCTCTTATTAGTTGCGAACTATTTTGATGTGAGTACTGATTACTTACTAAAAGGAATTGATGCAGACGGTTTGTCTGAAAAAGACAATAAAGATATCTCTAAAGATCTGGACAGTATCATGAAAAAACTTACTTCCGGTGAAGATGGACCAGCTAGCTACAACGGCGAGGAATTGAGTCCGGAAGCTGCAGAGCTGTTCCGGGATGAATTGGAAATTGCTTTGAAGAGATTAAAGATTATAAATAAAGAGAAGTACACTCCTAAGAAGTACAAAAAGTAGGTGGATTGCTTGAATCGTAATATCAAGAAAATTGTTTCTTACTATAAAAGAAAAACAGGAACATCAGACCCTTTTGCCATCGCTGATCAGCTTGGTATCCTGTACCAGATTTGTGACCTGCAGTTCGAAGGATGCTATATGTTCCTGAAAAATCACCGCTACATATTCATTAATCAAAATCTTCCGGAACATGAACAACGTCTGGTCATGGCTCATGAGCTCGGTCATGCTCTCCTGCACCGGAAGGAAAATTGTTATTTTATTCGTAACAAAACACTTTTACTGAATTCCAAAAAGGAAATCGAAGCCAACAAGTTCGCAATGGAACTGTTGCTTCCAGATTCATTCTTTGAGGAATACAGGGACTTTACTATTAATCAGATATCTAGAATGACCGGGTATCATCAAAAACTTTTAGAACTAAAATTTCATGAATAATTGAATGGAAATGGAGAATTTTTAATGTCAGATTCTATTGATAGAAAATCGCAATTTTCATTTATATATGATTTATCATTTTCGATCCTTGCACTTGTAGCTGTCTATCTGGCTTTATGTGATTTAACCACTGGATGCACAGATTTTCAGCTTAAACTCGACAATACAATCACAGTAATTTTTATTATAGATTACGTTATCCGAGTTATTGTTGCAAAAAATAAAAAACTTTTCTTCAAGCAAAATATTTTCGATTTAATTGCCATTATACCTTTTAATTCTTTATTTAAGATATTCCGTGTTTTTAAATTTCTTAAGGTATTAAAAGCATTAAAGTTTTTAAAATTAGCTCGTATGTCAGCTTATTTTGCAAGATTCTACAAACGGGTAAAATTTTTCTTTGAAATTAATGGACTTAAATACATGGTATTTACCAGTTTACTCTGCATCATCACAGGCGGCATTGCAATTCATTTTGTTGAGGGAATGGACATTTTTGATGGTATATGGTGGAGTTTTGTGACTACGACAACTGTTGGCTATGGTGATATTTCTCCCACAACTCCAATTGGCCGAATTATCGCAGCTATATTAATGATAGTTGGTATTGGTTTAATCGGATCCCTTACCAGTACTATTACCGCACTATTCTTTCAGCAACATGAAAAATCAACTAAGCTTGCTACTAAAAGCGAAATATTAAAGGCAGTGCAAGCTCAGCTTGATGATTTCGAGAATTTATCAGATGAAGACATTGAAACAATCTGCAGAACTATACAATTTCTGCATGACAAATAACTCCTTGTCGAATGAATACAGGGACTTTACTATTGATCAGATATCCAGAATGACCGGATATCACCAGAAGCTGATTCAACTCCGTGTTGATCTTAACCGTTTAGATTTTCCGAACCATTGAACTTGTAAACAAATTTTACATGTTCAAAAAATAAAACAAATTTTTAACAATGAATACTTGACAAGGTTTTTGAATATGCTATAATGTAGCTAATTAGCGAATGACTGGTGTCCGGTCAGGAAAAAGCCTTGGAATTTTATTCCAGGCTTTTTCTGTTTTTAGGAGAAAAATATGCAAAAAGAACGAATTATAAAATATACTACTGTAGATGAACAAATAGAAAAATTACTTTCACGGGGGCTTGAAATAAATGATTTATGTTCTGCTCGCGAAAAGCTCACTCAATATGGATATTACAATATAATAAACAGTTATAAAAAGCCATATTTGATTATTAAAAATAATCACAAGCATTTTAAAAAAGGAACTTCTTTTGATCAGTTGTTTTCCCTTTTCATTTTTGATCATAATCTTCGTAATGCTATATTATCCGCTATGCTAGCACTAGAAGAACATACCAAAGCCCTTGCAGCAGAAGTTCTTTCTTCTTCATTTGGCACAAATGAAGAAGATTATCTTCAGTGGAAAAATTTTCGTGATCGTAAAGTAACGCATAAAAGATTTGGCCTAGACAACACTCTAAAGGATTTACGTAAAGCTTTATCTTCTGAAAAAGATCCTATAAAATACTATCGCAATAATTACGGTTTTGTACCACCATGGATTCTTTTTAAAGGCGTATATTTCAGCACTATGGTTAACTTTGTAAGACTATTCAAAGAACCACAAAAGAATCATCTAATAAGATTATTTTATAATTGTTCAGATGAACTATTTCAGAACAGCGATATAAAAACTTTATTATTTAATACACTGTCGCTTTGTTTAGAGTATAGAAATTTAGCAGCACATGGTGGAAGGGTATATAATTATATTCCAAATGCAACCGTAAAACTTCAACATCCAGATACACTTCTTCCCCTTGCAGAAGATATTCATGAACTTATAGAAACTCAAGGATTACCGCTTTTATTGAATACGCTCTCACTTCTATCTTACAAGGAACCATTCGAAATCATTGATCGAACATTACATGAAGAACTCAATCGCCATTTAACTTTATATGAAAAAGATGTGGATATTTTAGGTGAAACACTCAACTTGACGCTATACAAAGATCAACCTAATTGCACGATTATAGATGGTAAAGAGTATCCATTTATTTCTCGTATTCAAAGTGGATTACCAGGAGTTAAGTTAATTGATGCTCCTGACGATTTAATTGATCTTCTTAGTAATCGTCTTTCAGACAACACTGATAATTAATTTTATATAAAAAACCGGCCCCTGCGCCAACAGGAACCGGCTTATATCTCCGAAGAGATACCTCGTTTTGCAAGAATTATTGTATCATCTTCGGAGCAGGTGCACAACCAGAACGTTTGTGTGGCTGTTATTTTTGTACCCAAAATAAACAAAATCAAATAAGGAAGGTGATATTATGGGCGAATTAAGAACCAAAAAACGTGGGAAATCATGGGAATACAGTTTTGAATGTGCCAGAGTAGACGGGAAAAGAAAGTCCATTTCGAAGGGAGGCTTCCGGACAAAGGCAGATGCTGTAGCTGCAGGCACTAAAGCAAAGGCTGAATATGACAATGCAGGGGTTGTATTCCGTCCATCTGATATGTCACTGGCTGATTATCTCGATTACTGGCTCAAATCCTTTGTTAAAACAAACTGTACGGACAACACTTATGATTCTTATGCATCCGCTATCAGAATCCATATTAAGCCTGCTCTTGGACATTACAAGCTGTCTTCGCTCACTCCTGCTGCTATTCAGCAATGGGTAGACAGCCTCAAGAATGAAAAAGGGCTCTCAGCTCAGAGCATAGCTAACTTCCGTGGAGTTTTATCCGGAGCGCTAAAATATGCGATCTACCCATGCGAGTATTTGAAGACCAATCCATGTTCTCTTACAAGACCGCCCAAGGTTCCTGTGGATCCACGAGGAAAGATGCGTATTGAGCATATTTGTATCGGTCAGGAATGGGAAGACATTAAGGATCATTTCAGCGGCACATATTATTATCTGCCACTCATGATCTGTTATTTTACCGGTTTGCGAATTGGTGAATGCTTTGGTCTTGATCTGGCACGTGACATTGATTTTTCCCGGCACACGATCACAGTCGCTCGACAGCTCCAGCAAGATCTTGATCATAAATGGTATTACAAGAATCCGAAATATGATTCGTTCCGAACCATAAAAATTGGCAGCACTCTGGAGTCATTAATTAAATCAGAGATCACTGCCATGAAAATGAACAGATTAAGATACGGGGAATACTATATAAAGACTTATGTTGATCAGAACAATTATCTGCACTGGCTGTCTGCAGATCAGACACCTCCAGCAGAATATATGGAAGTGTGGCCACTGGTAAAAGAGAATGGGGAAATGTTGAATAATAACAGTATGAAATATTGTGTAAGGATTATCAAAAGAATGGGGTATGAAGATTTTCATGCTCACTGCCTGCGTCACACTCATGGAACTATCCTGGCAGAAAACGGAGCATCTCCTAAAGCCATAATGGAACGTCTGGGGCACAAGAACATCAAGACAACCATGGAACGTTACATAACTAATACGGAATTGTTACAGGACCAGGCAGTAGATTTATTCGAAGCAGCTACGTCTACAGCTAAAAAAATTGTCTACCGCTGA